GATACTCCCCGGCCGGGGTCATCCCCACCTGGGAGCGGTACAGCAAGGGGATTCGTCGATGACGTTCTCCTTCGGCGGCATGGAGATCTCCAACCCCACGTCGGTCGGCATCCTGCTGCTCGTGGTGCTTTTCATCCTGGTGGGATGGCTGGTGCCGCGACGGGTAGTCAAGGACATGCGTGACGACCGGGATGCCCGGCTCGTTGAAGCTCGTACCGAGACCACCAACTGGCAGAAGGCGTACCAAGCCGTAGATGCGGCCCGCGAGCTCCAGGCAGTACAGCTGGGGCAGCTCCTCGAACTGGCCAAGACCACGGACCAGTTCATCCGCACCCTGCAGCGTGCTGCGTCCTCTGTGAGGGAGGACAAGTCGTGATCCGTCGCTGGGCCAACCTGCGCACCGTGCCACCGCTGGCGATCGTGGATCCCGTGGGGGCCCGCGTCGCGGTCCGGGAGAGCCACCGCCGGCTGGCCGAGGAGAAGGTGCGCAGCGGGCACACCCTCGAGGTCACCAACCGGCTCCGGGAGCTGCAGGAGCGCAACCACTTCGCCGAGCTGCTCGCGCAGGCGATGTCACCGAAGGATCCCGTCCGTGGCCGTTGACCCCATCTTCGTCTTCCTGGTCGTCGCCGCGCTGGTGGCCGCGGCCGGCTTCGTGGGCATCTACGCCGCGCAGGCCCCCTGGCAGGCCTCCAACGTCGGTCGGGCGATGATGACCCTGGCCTCCTCGCTGGTGGCCATCTGCATCGTCTCGCTGCTGTTCACCTTCCTCGGCCCGGACTACGCGCTGCGCACCCTGATCCGGGACCTGTCCTGGACCGGGCTGAACATCGGGCTGTGGTGGCAGCTGATCAACCTGGTCGTGCTGCAGCGGTCCCAGTCCACCCGGGGCCACGAGTGCCTCGAGGAGCACCGCGAGGATCAGGACAAGCTCGCCCTGGACTGATGTCCTTCGGTCGTGATCACCTCGTTCCTCAGCAACGCATCCCGCAAGGCCTGGGTCGCCGGCATCCTGTCCGCCCTGCTCACCCCGGTCCTGGAGCTGCTGTCCGGTAACGCGGTGATCACCCTTCGTGCCCTGGTGATCGCGATCATCACCGGGGTGCTCACGGCAGTGGCGGTGTGGGCCACCGAGAACCAGCCCCCGGCTGCTACCCCGGCGGTTGTCGCGTCGGCCCCCGCCGCTGCCGCGCCGCCGGCCGCGCCGGCCCCCTCCTACCTGCAGGCCGAGGCCACCAAGGACTTCGGTGGGCAGAACGTCGAGGGCTGATGACCTCGACCCTGCGGATCACTCGGCCGCCGCGGACCGACGACGAGCTCTACGAGCTGATCAAGATCCTCTGGGGCGTGACGATCCCGCGGACGCCGGTCTGTCCGGAGCACTCGACCCCGTTCGCTGCCCTGGCGGAGGCCTACTTCGCCCGGGCTCCTGTGAGCGTCTGGGTCGGCTCTCGAGGGATGGGTGGGAAGTCCCGCACCCTGGCCTACCTTGCCCTGACCGAGGCTGTCCTCCTCGGGGCTGAGATCAACCTGCTCGGTGGCTCACTCGAGCAGTCGACCAACATCCAGAACGCCATGCGCGAGGGCTGGGACGCCCCGATGGCCCCCAAGCACATGATCGAGCAGGACTCGGTCACCCGGCTCAAGCTCAGTAACCGGGCGCTGGTCCGGCCGCTGACCGCCTCCGAGCGCACGGTGCGTGGCCCGCACCCCCAGCGGCTGCGCCTGGACGAGATCGACGTCATGGACCTGGGCATCCTGGACTCCGCGATGGGCCAGCCGATGCCCGGCCGCGGGCTGGACACCCAGACGGTGATGAGCTCCACCCACCAGGTGCCCGACGGCACGATGACCGAGATCCTCACCCGCGCCGAGGAGATGGGCTGGCCGGTGCACCGCTGGTGCTACCGGGAGACGGCCAACGCCACCGACGGCTGGTTGAGCTGGGACTTCATCAACCGCAAGAAGCAGGAAGTCTCGGCGCACATGTTCGCCGTCGAGTACGACCTGCAGGAGCCCAGTGTCGGCAACCGCGCCATGGACACCAGTGCGGTCGAGGCGACCTTCGTCGACACCGACCACCCCGAGGCGGTCGACGGCACGCTGAAGTCCCCGGTGATCCGGAAGAACAACGTCGTCGAGCGCTACATCTTCGAGGAGCCCACCCGCACCGGCGACTACGTGATCGCCGCGGACTGGGCCAAGGAGCAGGACTTCACCGTCATCTCGGTGTTCCGCTACGACGAGGCCCAGATGCGGCTGGTCGCCTACGTCCGGGCCCAGCGCTTCCCCTGGCCGGTGATGGTCGGCTGGTTCAACGACCTGATGGGCCACTACCAGGCCAAGGGCATCCACGACGGCACCGGCGTGGGCGGCGTGGTCAACGACTACATCGACCGGCGTTCCCGGCCCTTCCTGATGACCGGCCGGCAGCGGGCGGAGATGCTCACCGAGTACATCGCCGCGGTCGAGCGCGGGCTGGTCCAGGCCCCGCGTATTACATCCGCCTACACCGCGCACAAGTACGCCAGCCACGAGTCGATCTACAACATCGGCACCGACTCCCACCTGCCCGACGAGATCTGCTCCTTCGCCCTGGCCTGGGCGGCCACCGGGCGCAAGGTGCGCTTCGCCGCGCCGATCGGGCTGCCCCGGCTCAACCCCGGGCAGACCGATGAGACGGTGCACGACAACTACGTGCCGAACTCCCCCTGGCACGACATCGGCGGCAAGGTCGGGGCCCGGGACTTCGGGGTCACCAGCCTGACCAACTCCGACCTGTTCGACGCCGTCCCCGACGCCGCGGCGGTCGGCGGCTTCAACCTCGATCTGTAGTAGCTACTCCCGAGGGCTCTGACGGGCCCGGAAGGTGTGGACACGATCATGGTCGTGACTTCCCCCTTCCGGATCGACGGTGTGCCCGAGGGCCCCGATGGAATGCCGGATCTGGCGGAGAACTTCGCGACGCCGATGGCCGAGCTCGGCTCCACCGGCCTGCGCCGCTGGGGCGGCTACGTCGACGACGAGTTCCTTCCTCAGCTCCGCGGCCGCAAGTCCATCGCGGTCTACCGCGAGATGAGCACCAACGATCCGACGATCGGCTCCCTACTGTGGGCGATCGACAAGCTGCTGCGGCAGGTGACCTGGCGGGTCGATCCGGCGTCCTCTTCCCATGAGGACCAGCAGGCGGCCTACTTCGTCGAACAATGCATGGACGACATGTCCCACACCTGGGACGACATGATCTCGGAGATCCTCTCCTGCCTCGTGTACGGCTGGAGCTGGCACGAGGTCGTCTACAAGCGCCGGATCGGTCAGGTCCGCTCCTCCTCCTTGCGGTCCAAGTACTCCGACGGTCTGATCGGCTGGCGCAAGGTCCCGATTCGGGCCCAGGAGACGCTGCTGCGCTGGGAGTTCGACGACGAGGGTGGCGTGCAGGCCCTGGTCCAGCTGGCCCCGCCGGACTACAAGCAGGTGACGATCCCGATCCGGAAGAGCCTGCTGTTCCGCACGGCGCTGCATAAGGGCTCCCCGGAGGGCCAGTCGATCCTGCGCACGGCCTACCGGCCCTGGTACTTCAAGAAGCGCATCGAGGAGATCGAGGCCATCGGCATCGAGCGCGACCTGGCCGGGATGCCGATCGCCAGCGTGCCCGCCGAGTTGTTCAGTGCCCAGCCCGGCTCCCGGGACTACGCCACCCTGCAGGCGTTCAAGAAGATGGTCCGCTCGATCCGCCGGGACGAGCAAGAGGGCATCGTGATGCCCCAGTCCTACACCCAGGTCTCCACCGGGCAGGGCCAGCCGGAGTACAACTTCGAGCTGCTCAGCTCCTCCGGTGGCCGGCAGTTCGACACCAACGCGATCATCGAGCGCTACGAGCAGCGCATCCTGATGACGGTGCTGGCCGACTTCATCCTGGTCGGCCACGAGGGGCAGGGCTCCTACGCGCTGCACACCGACAAGACCGGCATCTTCCGCTCGTCGCTGAACTCCTTCGCCACCGCGATCGCCAACGTGTTCAACCGGCACGAGCTGCCGCGGCTGTTCGCGCTCAACGGCTGGCGGCTGCAGCAGCTGCCGCAGATCAAGCCCAGCGACGTCGACGCCCCCGACCTCACCGAGCTCGGTTCCTTCATGACCGAGATGAGCCAGGCCGGGATGCAGTGGTTCCCCGACCCCGAGCTCGAGGACTTCATCCGCAAGTCGGCCAAGCTCCCGCCGAAGTCCCCGGAGGTCCAGCAGCTGCAGGACCAGCAGAACGCGCAGAGCCAGGCGATGCAGATGGCCCAGGCCCAGATGATGGCCCAGGCCCAGCCGGGTTCCGAGGAGCCCGGCGGAGATAGCTCGTCTGCCTCCTCGGGGGAGTCCGATCCCGACCAGACCGACCCCAGCTCCTCCGACGCTCAGCCGCCGGCTGATCCCACCAACTTCCAGGGGATGTTCTCGTGACCGCGCCGACCACTCCGCTCTACGACCAGATCCACGCGGAGTACCTGGCCAAGGCCAGCGACCCGGTCTGGAAGCTGGCGATGGAGATCTTCCTGGGCGAGCTGTTCCAGCAGAACGCGACCTACCACCAGGCCCAGATCCAGGCGATCTGCGACTGGGCGGCCGAGCGCCAGCTCAACCGGCACAAGACCGCGATCACCAAGCGCTACATCACCGAGCGCCTCGAGGAGATCAACAAGCGCCGGCGGAACACCGGTCCGCGGCCGACCGCGGCCCCCTCGGGTGGCTACGACGGCTGGAACGAGACGCTGTGGCGGCGCTCGCGCAACGGCCGGTTCGCCTCCTACGTCGGTCCCGACCACGTCCGGGACAAGTTCTGGACCCGCAACGGCCAGGTCACCCCGACCCACGACCGCGGCGTGTTCGACCCCAAGCCCGCCGGCGCGCGCAGCGTGATCAGCCGCGGGATCGCGATGCGCCCCGACACCGAGCGCAACCACCCGATGAGCAACTACGGGCTGCTCAACAAGCCCGAGGAGCTGCCGGCCGGGGTGAGCCAGTCCCAGCACGCCGTGGACGTCGCGCACGCCTTCGACCGGATGACCTACTCGCTGGCCAACCGGACCGGGGACGCCAAGGACAAGCAGCGGGTCCAGTTCGTGATCAGCTCCCCGGACGGCTACCACCGGATCGTCACCCCCGAGGCCGGCAAGATGCCCCCGCTGCGCTACAGCGAGGGCGAGCGGGTCTCCTTCATGACCCCGGTCGGCCCGGACAAGCCGGTGACCATCGCCGGGCAGGCGGTGAACATCGGCCACGTCGCCGGGATGAGCGATGAGGACGCGGCCAAGACCGGCGCGGTGGCCGCCGACGTGCACGGCGCGCTGACCAAGACCAGCTGGGGCGACAAGCTCACCCACACCGCCAACGCCATGCGGGTGATGAGCAACGACTCCCCGATGGCCGTGCAGGCGCACGCGGTGGCCTCCCTGTTCAACATCCTGGGCCCGGACGCCTCCCGCGCCTTCGGCAACAAGCTCAAGCAGCTGACCTACCGCTACATGGGCATGGAGGTGCCTTCGACCAACTACTCCGCGGTCGCCCGCAAGGGCCGCCAGGTCGACGCCCAGGGCCGGATCCTCT